CGTCTGCGTCGCCGAGGTCATCCGAGACTTCGGCCTCTCGTGGGCCGGCACCGCGCACCTACTCCAGGACTTCGCGCAGGCGATCTTCAAGATGCGTGGCCTCAAGGAGGCGCTCGCCAGCGACAACGACAAGCTCGTCCTGAAGCGAATGATCCTGATGGATCAGTGCCGCTCCGTCGCTCGCGCCGTGCCACTCGACGCCGACGGCGAGGACTTCGACCGGAAGCAGACCCCGGTTTCGGGCCTGCCCGAGCTGCTCGATCGCTTCGCGCTTCGCGTCTCGGCCGCGGCGCGCATGCCGGTCACGCTCCTGTTTGGTCAGTCCCCCGCCGGGCTCCAGGCGACCGGCGACTCAGACATCCGGTTCTTCTACGACGGAATCAAGTCGCAGCAGGAGCAGATGCTCCGCGCGAAGATGAATCGGCTCGTCGAGCTGATCTTCCTGTCGGCCGATGGGCCGACGCGTGGCAAGGAGCCGGAGAATTGGTCCATCGAGTTCAACCCGCTGTGGCAGATGACCGACAAGGAACAGGCCGAGGTCCGAAAGATCCAGTCGGACACTGACGCGGCCTACATCTCGAACGGTGTGCTCACCGAGGACGAGGTCGCCGCGTCCCGCTTCGGCGGGGATCGCTACTCGACCAACACCGTGCTCGACTCCGAGAAGCGGGCGGAGCAGGCGGAGGCTGACGAGACGATCCCGATGGAGCCCGAGCCCGAAGTCCCGCCCGAGCCCGTCCCGCCCCCCGGAGAACCGGTGCAGTAGTGCCGCACGTCGCCAGGCATACCCCGGTCTCGATCGCGCTGCGCTTCCGACAGCGCAGGACCCGGCGCAAGTTGCCCCGCCCACCGAAGGCGCTGTCCATTCGGCCGATCGAGCGGCGCTATCGCGAGCGGATCGTCGGCATACTCGAAGCGGCGCGGCGCATCCTGGAAGGGGAGCTGCTACACCGGCTCTCGGGCATCGCGGCCCAGGTGCCTGGCATCCGGCGGGACGAGTGGACCGACGAGCTGGAGGAGATATTCGCCAGGATCCGGGCTGCCCTCGCAGTGCTCATCCGGGGAGGAGCCGCCAGGTCGGCTGCGGAGGAGACCGCACGCGCTACCGCGCAGAAGAACCTCGAGAGCCTGCGACGCCAGCTCAGCGCCGTGCTCGGATCCGAAGTGCTAGTCCCCGAGCGGAATATCGCGCCGATGCTCGCCGCTTTCGCGTCGGAGAACTCGACCATCGTCGCGGGGGCGGTCGAGACCTACGCGCAGCAGGTCCACGCGGCGGTTATGCGCGCTTACCGGGACGGGCTCGGGGTCGAGGACGCGCGCGCAGCAGTCGCCGAGCGCTTCGGGGTCGCGAAGTCGCGGGCGGCCGGTATCGCGAGGGACCAGGTCTTCTCGTTGAACGGGAACCTCGCCCGCGATCGGCAGACCGGTCTCGGGATCTCCGACTACGTCTGGCGCACGCAGCTCGACGAGAAGGTCCGGCCGAACCACGCCTCGAAGGAAGGCAAGCGGTTCAACTGGAACGAGCCTCCGTCGGATACCGGTCATCCGGGGCAGGACTGGAACTGCCGATGCGAGGCCGAGCCGGTAATAGAGACTCTGGAGGAGCGCGAAGCTATGCCGTCTGGTGAGAACTTCTGATGGCCGCACCGGTCGAGTTCCAGAAGCGCATCGAGGGAGCGGTACAGAAAGCCTTTCGCGGGACGACTTCGTCGAAGACGTCCAGGCGTAGGAACTGGCGCGGCTTCCCCGCGCCGGAGACGTTCATGTTCAGGTGCGGGTGCCTCGATTGCAGCCTCCGAAGGGGCAAGGTTGACAAGCCTGTGCCCGATGCCCGAACGTAGCGACGTGGAGCAACGCGCCGACGTCATCCGACACGAGAACGGGAAGTGGGTGCTCTACTCCCACGACGGCTCGAAGAAGCTCGGCGAGCACGACACCGAAGAGGCCGCGAAGAAGCAGGAGGCCGCGATCCGGTCCGTGAAGCGATACGACGTCGGCGAGCTGAAGGCGACCAAGCTGGACAACGGCTACCTCGTCGCGGACGCGCGCATCACGCGAGTCGGCGTATTCGACTACATGAACCCCGACGGCACGCGGCGCCGAGAGCTGCGTATGCCAGAGGAGGTCTTCAAGGCGGACGCGCTCGCGTCGTTCCACATGATGCCGCTCACGAACCAGCACCCTCCCGAAGCACTCGACGCGAAGAACACCCGCAAGTATCAGGTCGGCACCGTCGGCGAGGTCCGCGCGGACGGCGCGTTCGTCTCCGCGAAGCTGCTCGTCACCGACGAGGACGCCATCGCGGCGGCCGAGAAAGGGCGGCGCGAGCTGTCCTGTGGGTACTCGTGCGACCTAGAGGCGCGAGGCGGAGTGACGCAGGGGATAGCAGGCGTTCAGGACGGTTTGCGCTACGACGCGGTCCAGCGAAACATCCGCGGGAACCACGTAGCGCTCGTGAACCGAGGGCGGGCTGGTAGCGAAGTTTCGATGCGTCTTGACAGCACCGACGCCGTCATGTTGCAAGTGGAAGAGTCGAAGCAAGAACCCCCGGGGGATCATCGGATGAAGACGGTCAAGATCGACGGCGTGGACTTCGAGGTGAGCGAGCAGGCATACCAGGCGTTCACGAAGGCGCTGGCGAAGTCCGACGCAGACGGCGAGTCCCTCATCCGCGAGCGCGACGAGGCCGTCGAGAAGCTCTCGAAGGAGAAGGCGCGCGCCGACAAGGCCGAGGAGGATCTCGCCAAGGAGCAGAAACTCCGCGCGGACTCCGCGTCCCCCGCGACGATCGCGAAGATCGTCCGCGCGCGGGTCGAGCTGGTGCAGACCTCCGAGAAGATCCTCGGTGAGAAGCACGGGCTCAAGCTCGACGAGATGAGCGACGACGAGGTCCGCAAGGCCGTCGTCCTCAAGGTCTCGCCCGAGGCGAAAGCCAAGGTCGAGGCCGGCGACGCGACCTACCTCGCCGCACGCTTCGACGCAGCGGTCGAAGGCGTGAAGGTCGAGACCAAGGAAGACGGCCTCGCCGCAGTTCGATCCATCCGCCCGATCCCCGGCCGCGAGGAGCGCAAGGATTCGGGCGATGCACGCAAGGCGATGCTCGAGCGGAACATGAAGCTCGGTCGCGACGCGATCGGCAAGTAACCGGCCACCGGAGGACGCGAGACCATGCAGACTTCCTACAGCACGCAGCCCGACCAGGCGTTCGCCGGACTCCTCGGCGACGTCGGCCCGCACGACGCACTGTCCCGGGCCTTCCAGGCGGGCGCCTCCCCGCGCGACGTCTCGCCGTTCGGCGTCGCGATGGTCGCCGGCACGGACCCGGTGACGCAGGCCAAGCTCCCGACCGCGACCGCCCAGGTCTTCCTTGGGATCGCCGTCCACAAGCACCGCGACCCGGTCGACCGCGACGACGCGTCGACGACCGGCATCGAGGACGGCGACACGATGTCGCTCCTGACCAAGGGCCGAGTATGGGTCCGGGTCGAGGAGGCCGTGGCGCCCGGCGACGCGGTCTACTTCCGGCACACGCAGGTCGGCGCCGAGCAGGCCGGCGCTTTCCGCAACGACGCGGACGGAGGGGACGCGGATCAGATCACCAGCGCTCGCTGGGCCTCCGTGGCGACGGGCGCGGGGATCGCACTTCTGGAGATCAACGTCCCGTAATCGGGAGCAGGGGGATAGACCGATGTTCTTGAGACTCGACGCCGCAGAATCCGCCTTCTTCCAGCGGGAGCTGGAGCACATCAAGGCAGCGACCTACGATGTGAAATACCCCATGCTCCGTGCCCGCCAGTTCGTCCCGGTTTCCGGGGAAGCGAACCCGGGCGCCGAGTCGATCACCTACCGGCAGATGGACAAGAAGGGCCGGGCGAAGATCGTCTCGAACAAGCCGGGAGACCTGCCGCGCGTCGACGTCCACGGAAAGGAGTTCATCCGCCCGGTCCGCACGATCGGGGACGCCTACGGGTGGGACCTCTTCGAGCTGCGCAACGCCGCGATGGCGAACCGCCCGCTCGGGACGATGCGCGCCGAGGCCGCCCGCCGGGCGATCGAGGAGATCATCGACGAGGTCGCGTGCTTCGGATCCGCCGTGGACGGCATTGCGTCCGGGTTCCTGAACAGCGCGGACGTGCCTAC